CATATTTTCAACCATCATTTAATCTAACTGTAGACTTGGTTGAGTCTATTGGAGAAAAAAGAGATATACCCGTTGTCATAGAAAATATTTCTATGCAGGATGATTATGAGGGCGATTTTAATTCTAGAAGAGCACTATACTACACTATAAGATTTACTGCCAAAACTTACATGTTTGGCCCTGTTCAGGATACCTCTGCAACATCGAAAGATCTTATCAAAAAAGTTTCTATTGGATACGTTGCTGGAGATACAACAAAAACTCCATCCAGAGATATTACATATTCTGTTATACCTAGAGCTATCAAGAGTTATACAGATAATGTTGTCACAAATCTCTCTAGTGATATTGGAGCATCAGGAAAATATGTTGAGGTTAATGATTCTTCAGTAATTCCTGATGGAAGTTATATTGTTGTTGATAATGAAGAAATGTATGTCCTCAGCATTATTTCTGGAACTAAAATTAAGGTTGAGAGAGGAAAAGATGGAACAGGAGCTGTTGCTCACGTATCAGGAGCGGAGGTAAAACTGATCACTGATGCTGATGACGCTGCAATCGAAATTGGCGATGATTTTGGATTTGATGGATTATGATTAGCATGTCAAAAAAATTCGATGAACTAAACGATGCATTTGATGTCTCTGGAGATATAGTTTCTAGTGAAATTGAAAAGGTTGAACCTGCAAAGGAAAGAAAAGATCCAAATGCAAATGATGTCAAAAAAGATTATGAATACACTAGAGGCAATTTATATTCTTTAATTGAAAAGGGGCAGGAAGCTATTAATGGTATTTTAGAACTTGCTCAAGAAAGTGAAATGCCTAGAGCTTATGAAGTTGCTGGACAATTAATTAAAAACGTCGCTGATGCCACTGATAAATTAATGGAACTTCAAAAGAAGTTGAAGGATGTTGAAGAAGAGAAGCAATCTAAAGGCCCATCCACAGTTAATAATGCTTTGTTTGTTGGTTCAACAGCAGAACTAGCAAAGATGCTTAAGTCTGGACTGAAGGAAGAAGATAAATAAACTATGGGAGAGAAATCCCAAAGTAATTTTACTAATAGTTTAATGGCGGCTGCTGAAGATAACAATTTGCCATCTTTAGATGATTTTCTTGTTGAGGAGGACTTACCCTCCGTAGAAGATTATCTTGAAAAAGAAGAAGAGGAAGTAATAACTGAAGAAGTTCAAACTATAGAAGATGTTAATGGGGACTCCTTCGCAGAGGTAAAGGATATTGTTCCACCATGGCCAGAACTTCTCCGTCTTATCAATGACGTTAGAGAAGAAATTCCACAAATTCCAGAAATTAAATATTATGATGCAGAGTTAGAAAAACTTTGCGAAATAGTTGATGGTATTAAAGATTCAATACCAGAAATACCAGAATTTCCTGAAGTAAAATATTACGATAAAGAAATTGAAGCAATATGTGAGCAAGTAGATTTAGTTCGTGCTTTCATATCCGAAAAGATAGATGAATTGCCTGAGGTAAAATATTATGATGAGCAAGTAAAAGGTATAGAAGATAGAATTGAATCTATTAATCAAAACATCGCAACTCTCCCTCAACCAAAGTATTATGAGGATGATTTATCTTCATTAAAAGAAGATATTGAGAATGTAAAAAATTCCATCCCCACTTTTCCAAAATGGGTTAATGAGGTTAATGAAGTACCAGACTTTTCCTGGATAGGCAAAACCTTTAGTGTTATTGATGATGATTTTATCAAAGTAACTGATAGAATTGATGTTTTACGTGAGACTGTTGATTATAATCTTAAAGAACTCTCTGAAGATATTGACAAAAAAAGATTTGAAGGAAAAGTAGAACTCAATACAAAAACAGAAGAGATTGAAAATAAAATTCAAGAAGAGAAGGATAAAATTTGGAAAGAATTGAGAGAGTCATCTCTTAAAATATGGGAATACCATAAAGAGTTTAAGGATGATGATAAAAAATTAAAAAAACAAATACTTGGTGAATATAATTCACTGAAACAATCTCTTAGTGATAAAATAAATCAATTCAATGAAAACAGTGTTAAGACTGACAAGTTACTTTTAAATTATTTTGAAGATTTAAAGAAGGAAATTTCTAATATTCCTGAGATAAAATATTATGATGATGAAATTCGTAAAGTTAGTCGTGAAATAAAGGAGATACGAAATTTAGTATCTGCAATAAAATTAGAACAAAAAGTCATTCAAGAGTCTTTAGAGGAAGGACTTTTAAATGAACCTCCAGATGAAAAGGAATCTGTAGGAGGACAAGAAGATCCATTAACTCCGATGGATCAAAAGTTTGCAACACTGGATGATCTCGCAGGCCATTACAGATTATTCATTAATAGAATTCAACAACAAATTGCTACCATTGGTGGCGGTGGTGCTGGATTTATCAAAGATTTAGATGATGTAACTTTTGACGCTGGAATTGGCACTAATAAGTTGCTGATTTATAACGGCTCAAAGTGGGTTGGAATTGCAAGCACCGCGCTAAGTGGGACAACATCTTTAGTCGAGTTGACTGATGTTGATGACTCTAATTTGGGTGATGGTAGATTTTTAAGATATGATGCATCTGCAGAAGAGTTTACTTTTGAACCAGTATCAGCAACTAATTTAGAACTCATTGCAGGAGACATTCAGTCTGGTATATTGACAACTACTAGCACTGATGCATCTGCCGTCATGACTATTAGTGCTTCTACATATAGATCTGTTAATTATCAGATTCAGGTTACTAGAGGAACTAACTATAATATGACAACTATCAATGTCATACATGATGGCACTGATACATACATGACAGAATATGGAACAATTAATCAACCTGTTGGTATTGCAACATTTTCATCTGATATAAGTGGAGGATCTCTTCGATTAATTGGACATCCATCTTCATCATCTGATACCACATTCAAAGTTATATTCACTGCTTTACAGGTATGAAAACATTTAAACAGTTTGTTTCGGAACAACCAACCAATCATGTAGGTAACGGTGGATACACCCGCTCTGCAGACGCTTCTGGCCCTGTTGCAGGAGATGATAAGAAACTGTTTAGAGGCCCTGATGATTTACTCTCTCAAGATTTTCAAACACCAGCAGAATCTGGGGAGGATAGATATGCCAGATTTTCAAACATTTATCCTGTTATGAGGGTTAGTTTATCAAATAATGATGGGGATGGCCCATCGATAGATGCCATGGTTGCCGCATCTAAGGAGTTTGTTACTAAAATGGATGATGCTAGTTATGCAAGAGTGAGAAAAAACTTCAGACAGTTTAGAGAGTCTTGGACGAATAAATATAAAAAGAGTATTGACTGCTCAAATCCGAAAGGGTTCTCACAGAAAGCACATTGTGCCGGACGTAAAAAAAGAGCAGCAGGTGAACAAACCACATCTAAACCAGTTGAATGAGTAATCCTCGTATTCCAAGAAAACCTGGGCAACCAGCAAATTCCAAAAAACATTCGGATCTTTATACGGATGAAAATCCAAAAGGC